ATTCAAAATAATGCTTAATCTCGATATTATTAATCACAACAGTTGCATTAATAACGTTTGCTTTTTGAATTTGATAGTCGAGCTTGTTTATTGATTTTATTCTAAGAGAAGGCAGGGTAACAACTTGAAATTCTGTATCCGATGTACTAATAACATTTGAGATTTTCCCCATCTTTTCAAACGTTGTTTTTGGAGTTAATTCACTATCTTTAAAAGATTCAGCGTAACCAATATCAGATCCAAAACCAAAAGCGGAAGTTAATTGATAATCTACTTTTGTGCCAGGCAAGGGCGGAATTGATGATTTAACAACACCTAAATTTCCAGTTCCGTTGTATTGAATTGGTAGGCCAAGATTCCCCATGCTCACTACCCCAAAATAATATAACTATAACCAACGGCTGAAAACGGTCTGTGATATAGCTTTTCTGTATCATCAACGACGATTGTTATTGCACTGCTATTAACGCCCAAACGCATACCTATTTGCTCCTGAGTTGGTTCTGACGTCAATATTATAAATTCGCATATGTTATTACTCAAATTCTGAATTAAACCGCTGTGGCCTGATACAGAGCTTCCATCCTCTTTTAAATATTCAATGTACAGAGGTGTTTCATTAAGTGACGGTTTTAAAGTAGCCATTTTGATATCCATTAACATTCATATAAAAAAGTTAACCTAAAAATAACAATTTCAAGTTAATCAACTAAACTGATTATAACCCATCTAATTAAAGGATAATAAGATCTATTAATGAAGTCAAAGGCCGCTAACTTAGCGGTCTTTTTTTTGTTTTACATACCAAAATTATTTTTGTTCATGCAGGAATAATACCCTTTTTTGTAAAAACCTCTGCTGATGCTATTCATGTTAGATGCTTTATCTTCAGCATCTAATAGTTTAGTCATTATTTTTGCATCGTTGCATCCTTCGTACTGCTGAAATAAAAAAAATAATACTACGATTATAAATATAACAATCAAACCACTAAAAACATTTTTAATCATAAACACCCCTCTTAATAAATGATTATAATCATTTTATCACTTAAAGGTTAAGTAAGTTAATAACAAGGTTAAGTATTGGGTTAAGTATTAGGTTAAGTATTTATTAACTTATGTGTTTGTTTTATATGTATAAATTTAACTAGGTTAAGTAAGTTAAGTATTTAAAAAACTAATGCTACCCACGCGCACGCGCACGCACGCACGCAGTTATATTCTTAAATTATTAAATACTTAACTTACTTAACATGTAAATGTAAGATATTGAAAGTAAAAGTAAAATAAAAATAAATACTTAACCTAATACTTAACCTAATACTTAACCCAATACTTAACCCAATACTTAACCCAATACTTAACCCATAAAAAAAGGCGTCTATATAGACGCCTTTTTTTATGGGTTTTAGTTTTAAATTTGTTTGTTAAATTGTTCTTTTAAATCACAAAACATAGGTGAAGTAGTTTTTATTTTTATATTTGTTATAACTCTTTGGTTTTTTGGTGTTTTAAATTCACAATTGTTGAAACCTAAATTACTTAATTGAGATAATCTTTGTAAAAGTACGTCTGTAAAATTTCTAGGAGCAATAGATTTTACTATGTCATTTGCATGGCACCATGTTCGATAGTTTACATATAGAGAAACTTTAGATTCATCAATAAGTCTTTGTATAGAATTTCTACCATATATTTTTCTAGCTTCGTTATACGCCATGACACTTCCAATTTTTACTTTACAGTCGTTATCTGGCTCTAGGTTTTCAGTTATCCAGTTTACAAGCACATCTGCTTTAATTAGTGCTTTTTGTTTATCATCACTATTTCTGTAATCATTAAGTATCTGTCTTGCTGCTTCTGGAGTATTAAAGTATGAAGTTACTTTATTAAAAAGGGCTGGCACTTCTTCTTTTATGAGATCGCTCATTCCAATAATTTTATCTTCGTCCTTAACTTTATTATCCATATAAACAGTAACTCTTCGACGCTCGATAGCTGATGATTTATCTGTTGCTGCAATTGGTTGGTTAGATGTAGATAAAACAACACCAGGAAAAAATGGCATTACATAATCAGCTTTATTCATGATCGGGATGCTAAATGGGTCATTACCTGTTAATCTTTTTAGAGCCTCAAGCCCACCATAATATTGCGGCTGCTCAGGCATTATCAAGACTCTTTTTCCTATTAGCCCTTTCAACGGCCCTTTACCTTCCCCACCTTCAAGCGCAGACAAAGACATATAACAAACAGATTCAAAACCGCCAGATAAAGCCTCAATTATTTTTACAAATATACTTTTACCCGTACCACCATCCCCAACTACTTCAATAAAATATTGCCATTGATACTGGTTGGTTATGACAAAGTAACATACAGCCATAATTGCATCGTAGCGTTCTTGGGAAAATTCGCTTTCAGAATTACATGAAGCGTGATTAATCCACATATCGAAATAAGTAGTATCTATTACACCATCAATATATGAGTAATCAGCTATTGTTGTTAGGCCAAATGATTTGTTGTGAGGAGAAGTAGTTAGTGTACCACTATCTGAAATTTCCATAACGCAGTTCTGAAAGTTGATAAGGTTCTTTTTAGATAGCTTTGTTACTGACAGCTCTCTTCTACACATTTCAGAAACACTAGAAACTCGTCTGTTTGGGTATCCCTCTGGCATTGTTGGCTTTAAGCACATATTGTCTATGTGAAATTTAAAATCATCATCTTCACAGAAGTTCCATTTTTTACCATCCCATCCAAACAAGAAGTTTTTGCTTTCATCAATTGAAAACCCATTCAATAAAGTAGTCTGATCTCGTAAATAATCACGGATAAAAGAATCGGGAGTGTCTTTATCAAATTCAATATTATTATCTGCGCGAGTTGGTAGGGCCTTATCTTCGTCATATTCATTTTCAAGACCAGCGTCTTTCCAATATTCTGGATAAAGATATTTTATTTCTTCAGTTAAATCATCATGAATACATAAAGGGTTTTCAGATTCAAGGTTACTGTCATTTAAAGTAACAATCACCGCTTTTTCAATTCTATGCTTTAGTAATTGTAAAATGAGTTCTTTTTTTAACTCTTCTGGAAATTTTCCTATCAGTAAAAATTTAACTGATTTTTGATGCATGTTTAGAAAGAGTCTATTTTTGTTTCTGATATCTGAATTTTTTAAAACTACTGGAGGGCGATACTCTGAATTGTCATCGTCATTGAAATGATATTTATACTCAAGAGGGAAGTTAAAATCATCATTTTTAGACCAGCCAGTTAAGTAATTGAATTGTTTGCTATCTGCAAGTTTTCTCAACTCAAAAAGAGTGTAAGGTAATTTACCTTGAGATTCATTAATCCAGGCGAGTTTATATTGTTCTTCTAAAAACCATGAAGCGGTTTTTGTTGATGCTTCAGAGCCAATACATACAAGTAATTCAGAAGAATGATCGCTTTCCCAGTGCTTGAAATTTACAGCACGCATAGAACGGTTTTGTGGTGTCATTTTGATATCTCTAGTTGGTTCTGAGTTGGTGGCTCAGATAATTTGTATAAATACTACACCATGATTAATTCACGTTCAATAGACACAAAAAAACCGCACCTAGAGAATGCGGTTTTATGCGAATTTGTGAGCGACTTCTAGTACCACCTATGAAGTCTGAAATTCTGTGTTTGTCTGGCGACTTACATCCGTATTATATCAAAAGTAATTATCATTTGAAAGGTTTAAAATTAAGAGTATAATCAACATGCACTTACTCATTAAGTGCCTGGTTTCGAATCCAGAAAAACGCTCATGCCCCACTTTTGTGGGGCTAACTACACATCGAAATAATTCGGCGTGTTGATTTGATAGGACAGTGCGAGCGCTGTATTCGAACCTGGATAGTCAACACGCCAACTCTAATTTAGTGTTGGCCCTTACAAGGTTAAACGCTATGAAAATCCCCAAGATAAATAAAAATCAATCTTCTACAAAATCAGGCGCAACTCTTGTTGTTACTGCGATTGCTACCGCTTTATATTCATACGCTGACGCCCACACTAGTGGCATGTTGAGCGCTGTCGTCATGGCTGCGATTGGCGTTTATGACTTTTTTCGTGATGAATCAAAAATATAATTATGACCGACTTTTCTTTGATAGTCAGTATAGCAACTAGCGTATTAACTGGTGTTATTACTGCTGTTTCCGTTGTTGCTATCTTAAAAAATGATATTAGTTGGATGAAAGAATTAGTCAGCGAACATAAGTCACATCATGAAAAACATTTTCATGCTATATCTGATCTTAAAGAGCGTATAGCTAGAATTGAAAAGAGTGATTAATTGTGACTACTAATTCATTGAAAAATAAGCTTGTTGAGTACGCAAGCTTAACAAAACAAGCTCAAGACACGTTTAAGGCTTTGGCTAATGTCGATGAACTCGGTGTTAGTGATGCAATAAATAGAATGAATGAAGCGTCATTTCAACATCATCTGGAGAAGTCAAGAAACGAAGCTATACTTCTTATTGTATTAGATGATATTGCTGGTTTCTTAAAAAAAAGGAAGATTGAGGATGCTTTAACTTCCCCAGATTTTATTGAGTTTGCTGATGTTTCCTCTGAGTACAGAGGTTTTCAAGGTGATATTTTTAAAGAATTACAAAATCCTAAATCAATCGAAAGGATCAAGAAATTCACGTTGAAAGCTAGATTTGATGCTCTATCAGCTCAATCAGAGAGAGAGAAGGATATTCCGGCATTTCGTATTGAATTTATTCGAGGAGATATGCGCTCAGAGAATGAAATCGATCAACTGGATAGGATTGAGCTTTTAAATCAGGATACTGGCGTAAAAAAGTAATACACATCCCGCTTAAACTCAGCGGGATGTTTGAGGTAATTTACGAACAATGGAGACGATGGGTAACCCCTTTTGGTGGAAGAGGTTCAGGAAAGTCTAGAACTGTTGTCTTAATTATTGTTTTACTTTGTGTTTTGCAGAAAAGATTTATTGTCGTTGCTCGCGATTATAAAGACGACGTTGCTGACTCGATTTGGCGAAATATCGTTGAGAGAATTTACGAGTTGGAACTACAGTCGCTTTTTAAAATAACAAAAGAGCGCATCAAATGCTTGGCAACTGGAACAGAAATTATCCAGTTTGGACTACTAGATAATCCAGATAAGATTAAATCTCTAGAGGGTTGCGACTTGTTAGTGATGGAAGAGTCAGCAAAGCTTCCTCGTTATGTTTGGGAAAAAGTTATCCCAACTATTCGAGAGAACGGAGCTTCAATTGTTTCTATCTTTAATCCAGATTGGGAGAAAGATGAGACATATGATTACTTAGTCACAAAGAAAGAAAAGTTAGAATTAGGTCATTTTACAAGGCTTATTAATTATTTAGATAATTACTTTTGTCCAGATTCGATAAAGCTTGAGGCTGAGTCAATGAAAATAAATGAACCTGAGCGCTACGAAAATATTTATCTTGGTGTTCCGAAAGATACGAGCGATTGTCAAATATTTAACGGGGCTTATGAAATAGCTGATTTTGATTCTGAAAATGAAGATTATTTCCCTATGCATCCAAATCACCCAAGATACATAGGTGAAATTGAGTATTTGTTCGGAGTGGCACTTGGTCATTCTCAAAAACCATCTTTTGTTGTTAGAGGCTTTATTCATAATGAAGCCTTATATATTGATAAAGAGTATTCATGCATCGATGCAGATATAGCAGATGTTGCAGAAAATACATTCAATATGCCAGGGAACGACGAGGGAGTTACTTATTGCGATCCAAGAAAAGAAACAACTTCAGAGCGATTCTCTGATGCTCTTTCAGAACTTGGAGGAAGTTCAATCGTAGCTGACAAGTGGACTAGCGATACAATTGACTCAATTGTTTTCATGCGTAATCAGTTGAGAAAAATAATTATTCATCCGTCTTGTCTTAATGTTATTGAGTGTTTTGATTCGTATTTTTGGGATATTGACAGCAAGACAGACGAAGTTCTTGACAGACCAATTGAGAAGCATGATCAAGCGTTTCATGCTATCCGTTTTTCGATTACAAATTATATTCAGGGAAATAGGTATCTATGACATGGAATAAACCCGCAACGTGGTTTTCTAAAGAAGAGCCGATTAAAAAATCAGGCACAATAAATGATTCAGAGCCGAAGTACGGAAGCCCTGAGGGTATTGACCCTACTTTATTTCCTGAAAATTCTATAAATTACACACCTGGAAATTACCAAGGTGCTGGCCCTTTTTCTGATTATGAACAGTTATATATACACAATTGGCTAGCAAGACACATTATTGATTTTCCGATTGAAGACAGTTTCGGCGTTTGGCGTGATTGGCCAGATGAGTACAAAAAACGCATGGAGAAAGCAGAGAAAGATATTAAATATAAAAAACATATCATAGACGGATTAACAACGGCGGATGTTTACGGCGGTTCTCTTATTGTCATGTTTATTAATAATCAACCAGATATGTCAAAGCCTCTTAATTTAGACGCAATAAATAAAGGCGACTTGTTAAGAATTGCTGTGTTTGACCCGTTAATTATACATAAGACTGATATAGAAGAGATTGACCCTCTTTCAGAAAGATACCTAGAAGCGCAGTACTACGAGATAGCCGGCGCAGTAAGCAATGGCAAAATACATCATTCTCGCTGCATAGAGCTACACGGCATTGAGCTTCCAAAAATTCAAAGAAGATTACTGGGTAGTTCTTATCTAAGTTGGGGTTTATCTCGCTTAGAGCCAATTAAAGAAACAGTAATAGATTATATGGAAACAGACAGAGCCATTTCAAAGTTACTAAAAAGACTGTCTGTTATCTTTGTTAAAGAGCCGGGTGTGAGTCACGCAAGAACAACCCGCGCATTTCACAAGATTTTTGCAGCTGTTGCGAACGTAGCGAGAAGTTTGTCGGTTCACGGTATTTATTACGGTGATTCAAAAGCCGAAGTCGGAAGTATTAATACTACTGTTGCCGGTGTTTCTGATTTAACTGAGCGAAAGCAAGAAAACGTATCTGGAGCTGGAGAAATAGCAGTTACAAGATTATTCGGTAAAGCTAAAGCCGGAATGTCTGGAGATACTAACGATGGCGATATCAGAAACTATCAAGGTTACCTTCTTAAATATCGAAATCGTAAGCTTGAAGCTTTAGAGGTACTAGAAGAGGTGCTAATACGAAGTGCCATTGGTTCTAATCCAGATGATTGTATACCAGATTGGTGTGAGATTTCTGTTCATACTGAAACTGAAAAAGCAGAAATTAAATTAAAATTAGCTCAAGCAAAAAAAGCTGAAGCTGAAGCGGTATCACTTGCAAAAACAGATAACAAGGACGTGAAAGATGAGTCTTAATAATGTGATTTGTGACCTAGGTTCGACTAGAGTTAAAACTAAAGAGGGATTTTTAGAAGTATCTATTCGAGCTACTAGAACCGGTGTTATGCGCTACGCAATAAATGATGTCAATGGCGTTGAGGACATTCACGGCACTGGCTATGTATATTTAGCTAGAAAACCTGAAGATGTTTTTTCTGATAAGTCGTTAGCGACTCTTAGAAATTGCTCAATTACAGATACACATCCAGATTCTTGCGTTGTTGACTCACAAAATTATAAGTCTGAGTCGGTTGGTCACGTCACTGGAGATGCGTCTCATGACGATAGTGATGTTTATGTGCCAGGAATTATCAAGGATGCCGCTACCGTTTCTGCTGTCGAGTTGGGCAAAGAACAGGTAAGCGTAGGCATTAGTGATTTTAAGTTAGTTAGAGAAAGCGGCGCGATTAATGGCCAGTCTTATGATTACGCAGTTAAAGACATTGTTTACAACCACATTTCTATTGTTGAAAGTGGAAGAGCTGGAAATGCAAGAATACTTGATGGAGATACTTCAATGACACCAGAAGAAAAAAAAGAGCTTGATGAGTTAAAGGTACTTAATGATTCATTAGTAAAAGCAAATGCAGAATTAAAAACAAAAGTAGATGCTATTGAGTTTGCTAATGTTGTTAATGATGCAAAAGAAATTAATCCGGACTTTAAATATGCAGCGGGTGCAACTACTCGACAAATTAAAGTTTCAATTATTAATGACGCTGCAATTACTGACGCATCATCTGACGAGCTTGTTAATTATGCGTTTGAAAACGCTAAGAAAGTAAGTCCAAAAAATCCTCCTGTTATTACTCTGTCAAAAGAGTCAACTCAGGCGGGTTCCTTAAATGATAAGGCTGACGAAGAGCCTCAATATAATAATTGGGATTAAATTATGGCAATTACACAAGATGATTACAGCGCACAACGTGCAAGAGCGTACGTTGGACAATCTGGTGATACGTCACCACAAATCAACGAGTCAAAAACAGTGGCTACTGGTGCTAAATTTGAGTATGGCCAAGTAGCGGTATCTTCGCCTTCTGGAGATTCTTTCTGCGAAAATTTTGACGGTTCTCAGACATTTTTTGAAGGGATTATTCCACGATACTTTCGTAAAGCTCAGGGGGTATTTGTAGATAACGGCGGATATAATCACGGGGCATCAATTAGCACACCCGCTGTATTTTCTAGTCCTGACACCGTTGATTTATCAATTTTTGGCTCTTGGTTCATTGAAGTTGAAGAAGCTATTACGAAAAAAGGCCCCGTTGCGATTAATGATAAAGGTTTATTTGTAGAGCCAGCCGTAGGAGCTTATTTAATTTCTGGCGCAACATATACGGAAATCGGGGGCGCTAAGTCGATACTTAAAATTCGACTTACTGGCGGACAATTAATTACACAGATTAAGGCCTAGGGGAATCAAATGCCTATATTGAACGATTCATCATCAATTCAGGATATTCAGTCATTCTTAGTGAGTTCGTTGACTCATATTGAACCTGGTATCAGAAAAAAAGTATATCCAAAAGAAGGATATCGCAATCTAATTTACGTTGATAATTCTCCAGCTGCATATGCTGAATATGTTGCTCGACGTCTTTCAGATCGTCGCGGTGCATCAAAGTGGACAGGAACGGCTGATAATACAGCTCCAGTTGTTGACGTATCTTACGAAGGCGTTGGTTTTCCAGTGTTCATGCGTGAGCTTGGTGTACGTTGGAATACTATTGAATTAATTCAAGCGTCAATGAACCCAGCGCGAGGCGGTGGTTTTGATTTAAAAGGTGACAGACTTGAAGCGGTTCAAGATATTTACGAGCAAGAGAAAAACATCATCTGTTTATTTGGTAATAAAGAGAAGCGACTTGAAGGGTTTATTAACTCTCCAGCCGTCTCTGTAGCCACAGCAACTATGTCTATTCGTAATCTCATTGAACTAATTAGCTTTCAAAACGGTATCCAGTTTGTAATTAATTATTTCTTAGAGCACGTAATTGATATTAAAGTAAAAAAGACAAATACAGTTATTACTCCAAACGCAATTATATTGCCTCCTAGTGATTTCATGTACTTACGCGGTGCAAGAATGCCATTAGGCGGTTCTGTAATGAAAGAAATTGAAGACGCTTGCGGCATTAAATTTATAGAAGAAAATGCGTTACAGGTTGGAATGTTTACGCCGTCAACTGATTTGCCATTTGACGCACTTACTAAAAATAGAATGATCGTTGGACGAATTCGAGACAAAGATGTTAGTCGATTCGTTATTCCAATGGATACACAATGGGGAAGACCATTTCCAGAAACCGACGTTCAATTTAAGCAAATCGCAAGGCTGCGTGTTGCCGGAACTGAAATTAGCCAGCCGAAGGGCATGGCTTACTATGACTTGCCTGACTACATTCCTGCATTAAGATCTGGATTAGCTTCACAGGGACTCGCTGGATTTACTACTGACGGAGAACCATTGAAAAAAGATCAAGCAACTCCTCAAGAGTTTAATGATTTGCCTGGCCGCTCTGCTTTTCTTAATGAAAAGAAACCTGGCGACGAGAACTTCTTTAAGATTGGGGATAAATCCGATCCAGAAGATGGTAAATAATGGCAAAATTAATTGATGATATGCCAAAGCTTATCATTGACTTCAAGGCGGATTTCCCGAAATTCTCCCCTCTTTTTGATGACAAAGTTATTGAGAAGGCAATAGGTCAAACTGATAAGTTTTTCGAGCCTCAAGTGTGGGGAGATTATGAGAAATACTCTTTCTATCGAGATGGCTGGTTCAATTTGGTTGCTCATACTCTTTTTATCTCTGCGATAGCCGATCAGAATGTTGAGATAGGCAACTTGCCAGGCTCTAAGCGTGGAATTGACTCTGTAAAAGTTAAAGACACTGAAACGCATTTCGGTACTCAAATGTTTTTAAAAATGGAACCCTGGGACGATGCTTACGCATCTAGCGCTTACGGCGTTGCTTATATGCAGTGTCGTGAATATGTGAGTAAAGGCGCATTTGGTTTTTTTTGTGGCTAACGTAAATAATCTTGGAGGTTTTATCAATGCTAACTAAAGAACAAGAAAGAACGCTGACGCTTAAACGTCGTTATTTTGAATTTGGAACCTACAGCTATTTATATAATGCCTATGGTGTTCAAATTGCTTGCGTGATTGAGCCTCCATTTCTTGATAACGAAAAAGGAAAGTCGTGCGTTGTTGAAGGAACTTATCGATTTGTTCCTCACAAATCACCAACATTCGGCGATGTGTACGTTTTAATTAACGAAAATTTGGGCGTTGGAATTAATGGAGAGTTGCGCACTTATTGCTATATGCATTCAGCTAATATTCCAAGTCAATTACAGGGATGCATGGCCCCTGGTAGTAAATTTTCTGAATTGACTATTAATGGAGTTAAGCAGTGGGGCGTTATTGATTCAGCAACAACGTTTAAAGGCATCATGAACGATCTTAATGGTGAAGAGTACACAATGATAATCGAAAAGGATTAATTTTCATGCGCATAACGAGTAATTTTACTGCTGTTAGCGCAGTCTCGGTACTGGCTAACTGCGAAGTTAATCTGTATCGAGACACTGGCTCTGAAGTAAATGGACGCTGGGTTCCGGATATTGTGAAAATTGATTCTAATATTATCGCAACGGCACTTAGAGCCAAAGCTTCAGAGATAAAGCGGTTTGAAAGAGGCGGAGAAAGACTTGAGGGGGCTGTATTTGTTTTTTTATCATCGGCACCAAGTGAACATCCTGATTCTGTTGAATTGAACGGAGAAATGCTAAAAGTTTACGATGTTGATTTTAGACCAGACTTTCTTTATTGGGAGTTACTCCTTGCGAGGAAATTATGACACCGATTGAATGCTGGGGGTTTGTTAGAGAGGCGATAATCTCAGCGACCAACATCAATGTGATTGAAGCCTATGATAGTCGAAAAGCTCAAGATAGGCCAAAAGGTACATATGCTACGTTATCGTTGAAGAAAATAAAATCAGCTGGTGCATCATACAACACTGAAGCAATCAGCGAAGATGGTTTGAATTCAGTAACGACAACGCATATTCCAAGCGAGTGTTTATTTGAGTTCACAATGAGAAAATCGGCTTATGCATTCGATTTATCTTATTTAATCAATGCCATGACAGCTAATGAAAAAGTAAGAAGGTTATTCATTGAGAAAGGGATGAATATTTGGGGTATCGATGAGCATTATCGTGATCCACAAAAAGTTAATGAGTCATATGAAGACTCAACAACACCTCTCCTTATTATATCGGCTACATTAACAACGACTCAGATAGTAGGTTTTGCTGATAATTTAGAATTTTCTATTAATGGATTGACTGGTGAAGTCAATCAGGACAAGAAACCAAAGGAGTTAAATGATGAGTCAGAGTGCTGATAATATCATCCCTGTTACCGTAAATATCAAGCGTGGAGGAATTGGACCTATTTCTTTTGGAGTAGCATTTGCAGCATACGGCGATGCTACAGACCCTAAAGACCAAGTACTTGGTTTTTTTACTGATGAAACCTCAGTAGCGGAGCGTCATCCAACCAGAACCGACTTAATTGACGTCGCTAAAAATTGGTTTTCAACCGGAGGAGCCGCGCTTGTTACTCTTGGATATCAATACACTGCCCCTGCTCCTGTTTCTGTCTCTATTGATGACGATGTTGTCGCAATCGAAGATAAACGAGATAAAACTCACGCTGAAGCCGATGTAACTCCAATGGCTACTCGTATGAGTTCTCTTATTGAAAAAATTAAAAACATTCGAGTTATTGATACGCCAACTAACTTTACAGAAGCGATGACAAAAGCGGCGGATAAAGCGTGGTTTTACTTTCCATTCTCCACACAAACTCCAGCCGATTTAACGCAAGAAGAAGTTAAGTCTGCAATAGAATGGTGTAATGATAACGTAAGATTCTTAATAACTACGGTAGTAGATAAAAACGCGACAGATGTTAACACTACTGATGATATGGGATCTTTCATTACTGCATTAGGCTTGCGTCGTTCTGCTGTATGTCACTCATTAGTAAATAAATACATGGGTGTTCGAGCTGCCGGAATGATTAGCCTTACCGATTACTCAAGCTCTGGCGTTTACAAAGATGCTGAATACAAGTCAATAAATCAAACTGCTGATGATTTTGGCGGTAGTGATATTGCTGTATTGAAAGCAAAAGGTTATTTCTTTAATACAACTATTGCATCAAAAGCGTCAAGTACCGGCGCAATGCTTCAGAATACAATTAGCGCATCGACGTACAACGAAACTTTATCAGAAGTTATTGCTACGGATAGCTATTTAATTAACATCCAAACCGCTCTTCTTAATGCAGTTACTAGCCAAGTAAATTTACCTCAGACGCCTGAAGGTCAACAAATAGCAATATCGGCTGGTAATCAAATTGGCGAGCAATATATCGCAAATGGCTTCTTAGGCCAGCGTTTGATTATTCATCCAGTCACCAAAGAAGAAGTAATTACGCGAGGCTATATAACAACGACTGTAGCAGAAGATGTTTACAAGTTAACTGATGCAGATAGAGCAGAGCATAAGCTTTATCCGTTCAATCAGTTTATTTATCGCTCAGGCTCGGCTTGGGTTGTTGCTGCAACTATTAACGTCTGGTAGGGATTTATTATGGTATCTAGATACGGACCATTAACGCATATTTTTATTTTAAATTTACGAAAACTAACACAATGGAGCGCGGATGATTCGCCAACTCAAGGCGAAACTATGGAAGATTTGAGAGATATAGAGATCCAGCATGGAGGAGGCGCGATAATTATTGAGCGAGTATCTTCAGGTTGGCAGTCAACTATATCTCTACAGCCAGGCACTAAAGACTCTTCTTTTTGCTCTGGTTTATATATTTCTGGTGAGCTTCTTGAGGCCGAAATGACGACTGTAGGGACTGGTGAAGCCATTATCATGTCCGGTGGTGTTATGACAAAGCTCGGCCCTGTAGACCGTGGTTTTAAACCATCTTACGACACATATACTATGAAATTCTCTAAAGTAGTACCTAAGTTGGGAGCGTAGTAATGTCTAGTTTTCTTGTTAGTGTCATTGTTAACGAGCGTGAGTTCGTAATTCAAAAAATGTCAGCGCAACAGCAATATGACGTCTTTGAGATTTTCTCAGAGCATGGATTGGAGCAAGCTTTATTTAGCATGGCCACTGGTGATAATCATCTTATCGCTGCGGGTTTTTTTGGCTCATTTGCTAAAACAGCAAGCCGAGCAACAAAAGCGCAAATTACCGAAATGTTACTGGGTATGTGCATGGAAAAAGGATCTAAAAAACCTATTTCTATTGATGATTTTCAAGACCAGATATACACATACATAATGCTTCACATTGAGGCACTTAAAGTGAATTACGCGGATTTTATGCCACTTCTGCAACCCGCTCAGGAGCAGGAGGAGGACATGAACGAGCAGGGAATGAGTCCGCTATAGACTGGTTTATCATGCTTCCTGTGCTTGGAATGCCCGCAGCGGGCATTCCGGCATTTTGCACAGATAAAGATCTAAATGATGCAAGCTCTGGCATAACGCTGGCAAAATTGGCCAAATATCACACGGCCGTTGATGAGATGGTGAGGGCGCAAAAAAATGGCTAAAGCAACTCAAAAGCAAATCTCAGAAATAACTGGTGTTAGTCAGTCTATTATCTCTAAAGTATTGCGCGGTCAAATACCAAACAATATGTCACAGTCAAAAATTGATGCAATTCATAAAGCGGCTGAGGAAATAGGATATTCGTCACCAGGTCAGAAACCAAAATCCGCCCCCGCGCAAACCCCAAAACCTAAGCCAGCTCCACGACCAAAGTTTGGAGCAACACCTAGGGGCGATCCGATTCATAAATACGGTAAGCAGTGGAAGAAAAGGGTTTCAGATGTAACGGGACAAATGCCGGGCGGTAATTTTTCAGATCTAAAGCATGGCGAACAAAAACAAGTCATGAAAATACTGAATAACATAGATAAAGGCACAAAGTCTCAAGAAAAAACGGGAAAAACGGCTCTTGCTCTTCAGCAAAAGACAAGCCGCTTGGTGTGGCAAGGGGTTGGGATTGGTCTTGGTGCTGTAGCACTTCCAAGTTCAGTCGGTGGAATGGTTGATTGGATCTCTAAGTTAATTTCGGGCACAGCTTCAACTGGAAGAAAGGCCGTTTCTCTTGGTCAAGACCCAAATCAAATGATAGCAAGCGATCTAGTTATGCAAAAATATGGTGCCGGTGGAAAATTATCTGGAGCTTTGAATTCATTGCAACAGTTGCAGCTTGGTATGACAGAACTCGGTGACAGTAAACTTATTAATGCTTTAACAACTTACGCAAAAGGCGCGAATATTGGTAAGTTGCAGAGTGCAGCGTACACAAAAGACCCGATGATGCTAATTGATGAAATTAACAAGCAGTTTCAACAAGGAGGCATTAAAAAAGCTAATCTAGGTGGCCTTATGTCACAGCTTGGGCTATCAGATTTAACCGATATAATCACTGGTGGTAACTGGGGAGAGGTAAGAGGAGCAAAAGCTCAGAAAGGATCTTTTAAGGCAGCAAAGGAACTAGATGAACAATTTAATTCTTTGACTATAGCGGCAAAGAAATTAGCGATTGACTACTTTCCTCTGCTTGTGAAAGGTATTGATTATATCGCTAACACGCTAGGATTAAGTACATCAAATCAGACTGCAAATAAAAAAGTTGACGATTATAATTCATTAATAGCACAAGCAAAAAAATACAACGATTTATCTATGAATTCAAGAGACCAAGGGCTTTGGAATACATCAAAGCAAGAGGGCCTTCTCGTTAAATCACTCATAGGTCAAGCTGCAACAATAAAAGCATCGATGACAGCGGATGACTTGAAATTATTGGGTCAAAGCAATGCAAGCAATGGAAATAGTAATAAGCCTAAAAATTTAAACATAAACGGCTCTGTAACAGTGAATGCTCCTGGAAATAAAGGGCTTGAAGGATCATTAAATGAAGTGGTAAACAAAGCAATCAAAGACCATTTAAGCGGGTTAGTGAATGATACTAACGAAAGAATGGAGTATTTGTAATATGGCTCTATTTTCTTTTTTAAAATCATACAATCCATCAATAGAAATTAGCGACGGTGTTGTTGCTGAGTTTGATGCTGAGTTTGATATGAGTTTATTGACTCGCACGAAAATAACGTCGTATCCGGTAGAAAGTGGTCAAGAAATATCAGGTTCAATTATTCTTTTGCCAGCTGAATTAAAATTGTCTTGGGGCATAGGTGTTAGGAAGTTAACGCCTCTTTTGTCCACAGATTTTGTTGATAACTTGCAATCTAATTCTGTGGGATTAATTGGCGGTCTTGCATCAAATATTGTGAAGTCTGGAATAGGTAACTTTTTAATTGGTACTCTCGCTTCAACAACAATTCAGGGAGATAGCGAGGAGAGTCGAGCCTTCAAGGCTATTAGTATTATGCAGGACGCTCAGATTAACGGAGTAACACTTAATCCAGTAATCGAAGGGATAGGTCGATGTAATAATATGCTTATTTCTGAGCTTAGAATGACACGCGGAGGAAAGGATGGTGGAAAAGTAATGTTTGATATTAGCATGTCTCAAATTATGCAGTACTCAGAAAGAAACACAGATGATTCATTATCCGCTCCAGCTGTTATTAGTAACGTTAAAGGTGAGCTAGTTGAGTAAATTTAAATATACATTCTCACTGAGATTTAATACGAAAGTTGGCGTTACAGCGAGTAACGTCCCGTACACATTGCATTTTATTTGGTTTGATATTTATCAATGCTGGTCTGTCAGCATTTACAAAAATGGCGTTGCAATAAGAGAAGGAGTAATTGTTAATATTGAAGAAAATTTACTTCCTTCTTCAGAAAAAAACGGAATGCTTTTCTTTTCTGGCGATGAAATTACTCGACAAAGTATTGGTGAAACGTGTTTTTTGTATCATGAGTCAGAGATATGAGTAGTTTATTTTATCAAGACGTAACATTAACGATTGGATCTCAATCTTGGTCAGGACTTAGATTTTTAGTCTCAATCGTAGCTGAAGCCGCGTCATACTCAAAAGCAACAGTACGAGTTTACGGCATGAGTCAATCTAGCTACGACGGTCTAGAGTATTATTCTGATGCTAATATATTTGTTCATACAGAGAACGGAAAAGAATTACTTTTTTCTGGAATATTTAAACTTCAACAGAGATACAGAGACGATAGCTCTATTGTCAGTGAGTTATCTCTTTTTTCTTCAATAGAAAATTATCAAAATGAAATTGCTCAAGTTTTTGAAAAAGGATCTAGTGCATCTGATGTACTTAATTATCTAAAGTCGGTTGTTGCACCAGTGCAAATATATCTTTCAGATTCTGTCTCAAAAAAAATATCAAGCAAGAATTTCCCTGGCGGTTTGACTATAAATAAAAAAAGTGTTTTTAGAGTCATTAATCAGTTTTTTTATGAATACTTTAAAGAAACCCCCGCTTTTGATGTTAATGAAATAAGAGTAGGAATAAGAAACCAACCGCCTATTTTAATTTCTGCTGTAACTGGAATGATTGACGTTCCTTCTTTTAAAAAGCAAATGCTGATAAGAAACGAAAATAGCCTAGGAAATTTAACTAATTCAGGCGGGGCGGTTAAATCTAGATTAAAGCCGCTTGCTTCAGTTCTTGGGACTGTGAAAATAAATTCTGAAAATTTTATGATAGAGAAGCAGTCTGCTGAGGCATATATCGTTTCATCAAACATTGGAAAAGATGTATGGAAAGGAATTAAAAGCCCTGGCAACGGAACGTATGTTATCAGGAAGTTCATACACACTATCGACACCAAAGGACAAGCTTATGACACTGAGTTTGAGTTCTTAAATATGAGCGAACTTAATGAATAGTATTGAAGAAATAGCTTACGCAGTATTTAACAACGAAATGAGAGATGTTTACACATCTACCCCGGGCGTTGTCGTTGAATATGATAGCGAACTTCAGCAAGCGAAAGTTAAGGCTTTTGTAGGTAATGAAGAGTTTATTATTCCAGGGCTTCCAGTTCATCAAATTGGCGGCGACGACTGGCTAATGGCAATTAAGATCATCCCTGGCACGGAAGGAATGATTGAGTTCTGCATGAGAGATATTTCAAAGTGGCTTTACGGAGCTGATGATATGAGCTCTCGTAAATTTAGCTCTAATGACGCAAGATTTTCTCCTGGCTTTAGGTCTGAAAAAAACGCGATAAAAGGCTTAGAAAATAATGGAATTCAACTAAGAAGCCGTGACGGGAAACATTTTTTTTGGCTAAAAGATGATGGAGATACTTACGTATCCGGTAATTTACATGTTGCTAAAAAAGTAATATCTGAAGATGACGTCATGAGCAAAGGTGAAGTATTAACTCGAATTTCTCATACTCATTCATATATAGACTCAGTAGGACAGCCCCCAGTGCCTAAGCTGTCAAAAACCAATGTAGCGGAGCAATGATGTTTAGAGAACTTGATGAGAGCGGTGATATTAAAGCCGGTACTTTTGTTTATGAAAAAAAGTCAGTTGGTCTTAATGTGGCCACTCAAATTCAAGAATGGATTAGAGAGAGCCCAGAAGATTTATCAGCTGGTATCGACTGGAAGCAAGAGTTATCTGACTTTAATCAAGGAAGACTAACAGCGCAAATTCGAGATATCGCATTTTTATGCGCTGAAGTTACAGCGGTAAGCCAGTCTTTAAAATTTACAGGTCCAGATAAGGATCGCATTATCCATGTTGAATTTTCTGTTAGAACAACTTACGGAGATGAAGTTGTAGGAGTAAAAGTAAATGCCTGAAATAACACCGACTGGAATAAAAATAATCACTCAAAGTGAGTACAAAACTAGACTTAAAGCGTCATATAAGTCAATAGATTCTAAATGGGTTGTAGATTCTAATTCACCAGATGGCCAGAGAATAATGATGGATAGCAGAATGCTATGGGAGCTTGAGCAACAGGCCGTTGCTGTTAGGAACTCTACAGACCCAAGAACTGCTAAGTATTCTCAAGTTGATGACCTTGCCGCGCTTTTCGATACATACAGAGCTGATGCAAGGCAATCAAAAGTCACCATCACTCTAATCGGAACCGACGGAACGGCCGTAAAATCAGGACAGCAAATTAGAAACGTATTAACCGGCTCAGTTTGGTCTTTAGATAGTGACGTGATCATAAATTCTGATGCAAATTTAAGTAAAGGGAATTTTACTAGCTTAGATTACGGATTAATTACTGCTAGCGGTGATTTTATCCCAAATACTTTATCGCCTGGATGGTCTGGAGTTGAGAACCCTGAGAATTTTATTATTGGTCGTGAAGATGAATCAGACGAGGAGCTTGAGCGAAAAAGAAAACAAAAAGTAACTCTACCGGCACTAGCTATTAGAGCCGCAATAAAAGCGGCAATTCTTGATGTTAAAGATGTTATATCGTGCGATGTAATCGAGAATGACGAAAGCTTTGCGGTAGGTGGTCAGCCAGCCAACTCATTGCACTGCATCGTTTCAGGCGGTGATGAAATCGAAGTATGCACAGCTATTGATAGTAAGATTTGCCCTGGCGTTAAAACGGTTGGTTCTATAGAGCATTTAGTTACTACTCCCGAAGATAAGTATGGGATGCGTAGGCGTTTTGATAGACCTGTTTATGTTGATGTATGGGTAAGATACACAATTAATAATCTAATAAAAATAGATGATAGAGATATCGGTTTAATTCCTGGTTATGTTGAATCCTATACGTCAGGACAAGTTGATTTACCATTTCAGTCAAATAGCTCTGGCTTTATGCTGGGTCAAAGTCCCTCAGCAGATCTATTAACTACCCCGTTAAATTGGGCTATAGGAGACTCAGTTGCTAACGATGGCTCAATCTATACTACTGCTATAGAATTTTCAAAAGATGGCAAGACGTGGATTAAGAATACTCTAAGCATAGAGAGGCTAGAACAGGCTTTGTTTGATGAAAGCAGAGTAATAGTCATAGGGGCGTAATCGATGGATTCAGTAAGAGTAATAGATTTTTGGGTATCTGGACGTTGGAGTGAAAAGCCTCAATTTATAAAGCTTGCAAAAGTTAATGGGGAGCAACTTGACGGGTTTTCTTATTTTTATTCTCAATGCACACTTAGCATCGATGACGCATTCGGAGACCAGCTAGATCTAATCGGAGAAATTATTCAGTGTCCAAGAATTCTAGTACCTGATGATTTGTTCGCATTCGGATATGAGGGAACCGAAGCGGCGGGTGGTTATAACGAAGCGCCGTATTTTGACCCAGACGCTGTAGGCCACACACCAATAATAGACGATTATTACAAGCTAGTATTAAAAGCAAAGGTGCTATTTAACGTTACTGAATGCACTAGAACGTCGGTTATTTTCGCAACTAGATTTCTTTTTGGCGTTGAAGATATTGAAGTGGTAGATAATGAAGACATGAAGTTTTCAATTAAAATACACGGCGTTGTTGATAATTTGATTATTAAGTTCTTAAACGAATACAAATATAATATAAAAGCCGGAGGGGTAAAATTCCTAGGCTACGAGGCGGTGTCATGAATAAAAATAGAAGACAGCTTGTAGAAAGCAGAAGAGAAAAGCAGGCATTCCCAAGGGCTGCTTCAGGAAAAATACTAATCACTGATGATGAAGTATGGGCAAATAGTGGATTCATTGAAGAGCCAACATTACCCAAACTCGCTGTAGGTAACGAGAGAGGCGTTAAGCCTTTAGCACAGCATCATAACTTTCAGATGCACAGGTCAGACTCTAATGTACAGGCGATACTGAGAGAGGGCGTTACATCTTATTCACCTGATGAAATATATCCACTGTATGGATTTTGTAGATTTGAGGGAGATCTGTATTATTCTAAGAAAGCGGAAAACAAGAATAACCCAGTTACAAATTCATTTTACTGGGCTAACTATAGATTAGAGATAATTAACGACATAGTTTCTGTTTCGTTTTCTCAAGATTCGATGGAATATGAACACGATTCAGTTGCAGATAAATCAAGTTTTTCAATCTTATTAAAGCCAGTAAGAGAAAAAATCGAAAATATAAGAGAATTAATTGTAACTGTTAATGTTGACTTCAAGAACTCAAGTAACACTTACACTCAGCAAGTTCCAATAAAAATTGAAGTCTCTCGTATTGCTCCTAAATTCAGAACTACCAGTGTATCTGTTATAGATCAGAGCACGTTCCAAATAATTAGAGATATGTTCATTTCCGATGATGGTTCAGAGTACAGAATAATTTTCGGCATTATAGATAAATCAAAAGGTGATGAAATATCACTATCAACAACAACTAGCGTTTCCCAAGTTTTAATTCACTCAAGAACAATGCCAAAGTAATTAAAAAGCCATTCACGTGGTGAATGGCTTTTTAAATCCTATGGTTAGTGTAATTCAAGTTTTTAGTTATCATGAGTAAAAAAAGTATTCATTCCATAGGAGTTAGAATAATAACCTTAATTTAAAAATGCACAATAGCTTTTACACATAAACCCAAAACCCCAAGGGCAACAGCCCACATCAAACGTTCTATTACTACAACTCTACCATCCATTTTCACTAGACTAATCTCTATAGCCTGTACATCCTTTCTAGTTGCTAATGATTCGCTGCTAATAGCTTCAGCGGCTTTCATGGCCTTTTCTTCTGATATACCTATATCACGCAATGCATTAAATACTTCTACAATAGCGGTACTCATTGATAAAATCCTAATTGAATAAACTTTAACTAGCTTACCACCTAACAAGTAAATCCGAAATAAAAAAAACATTTAATTAATTAATAATGTTATAAGTACATTTAAAATACAGTAAATAAAATAAGTTAATATAAAATACAAAACACAATAAAAATACAAATAAGCATGAATAAACATAAAGCACGTCACAAATACATATTTATATATAAATACACAATTTATACACATTTACATATATTTATATATATTTACCACTTTTTATGTATTTATATAAAAAAATGTAATAGTCTCTAGAGACTATTACATTTTTTTATATAAATACATAAAAAGT